CGTGATGAAATCTTTGTTTGCTTAAGCCAGTTTTTAATTGCAATAAATCAACTAAAGATTCAAAGGTTTCTTCCGAGCCATTAGACATTTCAAGAAGAGTTCTCTCAATACGGTCGCTACAATTTGGAATCTTTTTATTAGCAATTGGCTGATGCTTTTGTTTTTTAGTTTGAACTTCTTTATTATAAGCTTCTAACCCACCACGATAATCAAGTGCTGTTAATAGATTTAAATTACTCATATCATTCTTGCCTGTGCCAGTTGTTTTAATATGCGATGCTCCACGAGTAGGTTTCACTCCTTGAAAAATAGTTTTGTCAAGAGCAATTGTGTGTAAGTCGTGTGAAATATTAATTGGCGGTGTTCTTAACTCAGTATAATTCATTTGTTGCATTCTATCGCTAAGGCTTCCTTTACGCATTTATATAATAACTTTTTAAAAAAAGTTTTATATCAAACGGCGTTTAGCCCGAGGACCAAATGCGGCTCTAGTATTCATTTGAGCATCTAATTGTTGTTTATGATATTCCTCAATAATTTTAGATTTCATTAATGTTATTTGTTTAATTTCATCAATTGGAACAATACGCCAATTGTCCCAACCACCATTTGCTCGTATAATTTGATATTTTTTTTCATTGTATTCTTTGTTTGTTACACAATTACAACAACTCTTATGTTTATTTTTTCTTTTATGAAAATTGGCAGTAGAACCTACATATACATCTGTTACAGATTCATCTTTGCACTCTATTTTATAAATGATATAATCATTAATCTTTGGTCTAGGCATTCTATTCTATGCTGTTGTATTCTGTTTAAGTTCTTTATTACTCAATTCATCTACTATAATATATTGGTCTAATCTTCTGCGAAACATACTTGGTTGTTCGGGTTTTTTATGAAGGTCTATAAAAAGAAATGGGTGCCCCGAACCATCTCCGATAGCTTCATTATATACATCTAAAAACCGTTCCTTGCTTATTTCTCCTCCTACCGATTCAGCAATGTCTTTTAATTCTTGGTCATCCTTCGTCTTGAAGATAATCATACTTGTTGCTTGATTCCGAATAACTTTATTCAGCCCGCCAGTCTGGCATTTAAAGGACTGAATTAAAAAGAATAAAGAAACACCAATGCTGCCGCCTTCGTCTAAACCACCAAGATGACGCGAATAAGTTGAAAGAGAATTAACTTTGCGGGGTTTGCTATAAACCATACTTCCAAGCATATCATCAAATAGGACAGCAATACGAGGCTTACGCCCGTTCCATCTGTGCTTTGGCATTACAAAATCATTAATCCCATTCGTATTATTTTCAAAATATTTTAATAACATATTATCGTCTAAAGCGGCTCCCGCTTTAATATCAGCCATTAAATTACGATATTCTTTCATTTCGTGATGATAACGCTCGTAGTCTTTGGCTTCATTTAATACAATATCTTTTATCTTATCTATAATTGATGTGTCATCAGAATCCTCAAACGAGTGCTCTATTTTTAATCTTGTAAATAATTCTTTGTTACTTGCCATAGTAGGCGACACAACAATGCTATAATCATATCCTAACTTTTCAATAAGATTAACGGCTGCTACTGATTTGCCTGCTGCTCTTTTTCCCACTATAACACATACTTGGTGCATCTTAGGCATATCTGGCGCAGTTTCATAAGACCCTGATTCATTTTTTGGCGGCACTATTTGAAGGTTTTTAACATCAACAGTTTTCATTATATATTAACCTAATAATATTTTCTGTAATTCGTAAAGCCTTGATTAACGAAATCTGTCATTGTATTAGCTAATGGATAAGTTGGCAATTGGCGTTGCGAAGGAGCAGCTCCTTCAACCGCGTAATACTGTTGTTGCTGAATCGCGATATTTTCTCTCTGCCCTCGCACGGGCGAAGATGGCGGGGCTGGCGTTGATGCTGCTATTACTTTCGCTTTGCTATCATTTTTACTTTTTCGTTTAACAAATATAACGTGTTCATTAGTATGAAACTCGTCCTCATCATCGCTAGACTGCTCTATAACTATCTTTGTTTTAATTGGTTTTTTAATTTTAATTTTTTTAACAGGCTCAGGCTCGGGTTCTTCCTCGTCAATATTAAGGCTGACCTGCCTGCTTAACATCGGCGGTTTAACATCCACTCGCGGAGAGAAATCTGGCAATAATTCCTCAACAATAGGATTCTCAACTAATTCCGCCTTAATTATTTTATTCTCTATTTGTTCGGGCGGCGTTGGATGAAAACTGGGTGCCTTCTTTTTTATTTCCTTTTTAGGCAACTCGGCTTCGGTTTCGTCAATTTGGTCGGGTTGAGTAATATTAGCAATCTTCGCCTCCATTTTTAATACGGCTCCCGCCTGTCTTATTTCTAGCGCCTTTTTTCTCGCCAACGCTAATTGTTCAAGACGCTGTGGCGTCATAGTTTTTTTCGTCTTTTTTACGATGTCGGTCATATAGTCTAAAGATAGAAAAAACTTTTCTATTTTCAAACATTTTATACAAATTGATTTTCTATAACAATTATTACTCAACCAAACCTAGTTTAAGTTCTTGTTTAAGTTTATACCGTTGCGCATCCGCTAGTTTTTTTAATGCTTTAGCGATGGCATTACGGGTCAATTTAAGGGCGAGTTCCTCATCAGTTTCACAGGCAGTTAGGTCTTGTTTTTTTTCATTATATCTATTCATTGCTCGTCGCTGTGATATTTTTAATTTATCGGGATTTGCTGCTCTCCATTCATTTAACCTAATTAAAGATTGTTGTTTTTTTTCTTCTTCTTTTTCGGGGTCTTTTTGTCTGCGTAATGTTTTATAATATTTGGCACGGTCTTTTGATGGTGCATCTTCTAATTGTAGTAATTCATCTGTGCGTTGTTTTAATAATCCTTCTAAATTAAGCTTATCAGTTATATTTTTTAATTCTAAATAATTTGCTTTGTTTTTATGTTTATAATCTTTTAATATCATTTTTTCTGCTTCAATGTAAGTTTGATTATATGTTTTTCGTTCTCCATTTTTTAAATAATAACATTTTTTAATATCATTAACTACCTTAGAACTATTTGAATATTTTTGATTATGAACTTCAGTGTAGTAATTTATTTCTAATTCATTTAATTCTTCTTTTACATATTTATAACCATCAACTAAATCAGGGTCTATTTTTTTATAAGTATTAAGCGATAATTCATAGTCTTCCATTTTTCTCATTAAAGCTTTTAATTGTTTAAACCCCATAAGTTTTATTTCTTCCTCACTAAACACGCGCAGGGCGTGAACCTCCAAGATTTCATTAAAGGCTGGCTTCCAGGATTCATACAAAGCAACGCTTTCGCAAGCCATAACTAAATAATAATACTTCTATGTTTTTAAGTAATAATTCAATTTTTTTTAATAATACGATATATAATGTTATTCACTATATAGTGTAATAATGGATTTTACATTTTTTAAAACTATAAATTAGAAATAGAATATTGTTTTACTCAAACCTATATATATACATATATATAGAAGGCTTCGCCATCCCCTCTTTAAAAGTTTTAAAAAACGCAAAATCTATTTTTACACTATATAGTGAAGTATTGTATATAACAAACGAATTATTATTTTAATAAATAACTTAAACACAATAGTATAATAATGAATAGTATGAGTGAAATCCTTTATTTAAAACAAGAATTAGAATCATTAAAAATGACTGTTAATATGTTGATGACATTGTCGCAAAGTCATCAAATGCTAATAAACGGTTTAACTAATAAGCCAGCATTAACTACGCAGCCAAGGTCTAGGTCAAGTTCTCCAAAAAACAAAGTAACTGTTATTGATGACAACGAAGCAGTCCTAAATTATCTCAAAGAAAATATGAATGAAAATGGATTAAATATTAATAAGTTTATCGCAGAATGCAAAAATGCTATTTCCAATTTATCCCTTCAAAGCACTGATGATAATCTTGAAGATGTAATCACAGATGCGGTTAAATCAGTATATGATGTTTTGTTATTAAAAAATAAACCATTCTTTTGTTTTGGTCCAAAAGCAGCACGCAAAGTCATTTATAAAAATAAATTAAATGTGTGGACTATTGGACAAGATGAAGTTGTAAAGCTTGTGTC